CTTTTATCTCCCTCGACGATTTCGAGATAGCGCGCGCCTTGAATGCTGTTAAGGGCGCGCAACATAACGTCGATGCCCTCTTTACCGCGCCACTTGATGTAAGCCGACAGCGCTGCAAAGGAAATGTCCCCGAGGCGTCCATCGACGAACAGGTCTTGATAGCGACTGCCGGTGTCGTTGAAAGCATTCAGCCAGCGTTGCAAGAATTCCGCCGAACGGTGCGGCCCCATGTTGACGCCGGTATCGACGAGCTCCGCACCGATGCGCCCATCAATGGCGACGACGCGATCAAACTTCGGCTCGTTCACATACCTTTGCAGGTAAATACTGCGTGCAACCGCGAGCGGCATGTCGCACATGCTTCCCGTGTAGTTGTTGGCGCGAGCAACGGCAACCGTGATTCCGTAGTTTGTCTCGCCGCCTTTATCGGTCGGGTCATTGACGTAGCCGCGCTCGGCCTTGATGACCTCGTCGATGATGTCGTCAATGGTCATAGCGATTCTTTCGCATCCTTGGTTAGCTCGGCTATGTCTTTGTCGGACCGACGCTGAAACCACAGGGCGACGGCGCGGGTGATCCACCAGGCCGGCGCGCCGACCATCAAGTCGACCGGCTTCGGCCCGATGGCCGTTGCGATGGCCGGCCAGTGTTGCACCAGGAGCGCAAAGACCGGATCGCCGAAGACGCAGGAGAAAACGCCGGCGCAAGCCAGTCGGCCAGCGAATTCGAGCTCGTTGAACGAGCCGTCTGCGTTGCGTGGCGGGAGCACCATGTACAGCAGCGCCGTACCCATCATGCCTAACGCGGCCTTGAGGCCGTACAACTTCACTAACGCGGCGATGCCGCCGGCCGATTCTGCTGGCATGGTCTTGTTTCCTTTGGTGATCGAGGGTTGATAGTTCATAGTCGTTAATCCCACAGGCTGATAGAGCTCTGCGTCGAGTCTGCGGCTTGCGCCGCCGGCGGCAATTCAATCAGCGTCCCGCTGGGCAGGACCGCGCCGAATCCCGCGATATGCGGGTTCAGCTTCAACGCTTGTTCGAGGTAGGCAGTGCCGTCGCCCAGATAGCGCCAGATGATCCCGTCGAGCGTTTCGTTTTGCTGGCTGCGCACTTGCATTAGATGAGTTCCACGGTCATGCGCGGCCGGCCGACGATGTCAGCTATTGCCCAATGAGCATTCCGCCGCTGATCCGCCGGCGCGATGTCCATCCATTCCATACTTTTTTTGTCCGACAACGCGGTCGCCGTCGTGTCGTAATCGCGATAGCGTTCAATCAAGTCCGCCTTTGCCGTGCTGTAGACAGCGCGGCGATACAGCGACACGAGGCGGCTTTCGTCGTCGATCTTCGTCGCCGGCACGTCGGCCAGCTTGGCGAAACCTTTGACCAGTTGCGCGTCTTGCCACTCGCGCAGGTCGCGATTGACGGACAGCATCGCGCTGACGATGGCAGGCCGCAGACGGGCATCTGTAACGGTGCCGTCCAGACGCATCGCGTCGCGCATGGCGAGCATGTCGATGTCGATAAAAAAGCCATCGTTGACGATCTTCGCGCCAGCATCTGGCGTGGCGTCGGTCGTTGATGGCAAGGCATTGTCGATTACGGTCATGGAGATAAGTCGGCGGTGGTCGGGCGTCAGAAATGCCGAGGCAATCGTCAACCCGAGCCGCCGAGCGCCGTGGGGTGCTCGTTACGGGGAATCGGTCAGCCGCTTGATGCGGCGTTCCAATCGCTCAATGTCCTTTTTGACGCCGACGCCCTGGAACAGAGCAAGGGCGCGTTGCAGATTTGCCAGCGCTTCTTTGGCCTGGCCTGCGACGGCCGGCGCAATGTTCTCGGCGTCCACTGCATCCACGCCCGCCAGCAACGCATAGGCGATAGCCTTGTGCAGCTTCGCTCGCGCCTGGTCCGGCGCGTCGGCTTCGTCGGTCAATGCCTTGACTTCGGAAAGCACGGCGACGGCGTGCTGGGCGTCTTGCGACAGCTTGCCGGTCAGGTAGCCGCCCGAGAACTCATCAATCAGCATGGTTGCGACGTTGCGGCTGTACTGGTCCGGCAGCGTGAACTTATGCTCGACCGCATAGCGGGCGATCTGCAAAGCGCGGTCATAGTCGCCGGTGTCGATATGCCAGACCAGGACAGTCGCAAGCACGTCATCCTGGCCGCCGTTGCCTTCGGCCAGGACGCCATCGACCCATTGTTGATAGCTGGGCAGCAAGGTCGCTTTGACGGCGATCTTGCGTTCAATGGACTGAATTTCACTCAGGGTTCGGCGGTCGCCGGCAAGCTTCATCAATTGGAGCTCGTAGGCGCTGCCGGTCGTGACGCCGCCGGATTCTGTTGCAGCCGCCGAGCGTGCCGAAATGACACGCTCGCGATGGCGCAGCGCAGGAGATTGCTGCGCCATGCCTTACGCCTGCGCCGATTGATATTCGATGTTCTGGATCAAGACGGCCAAGCCGTTGTCTTCGATCACATAGGCATCGTTCGCCGATTCGAAATTCTTGATGCAGTCGCTTTCTGGCGCGTCCACCAGGCGACGGCGGCGCGCGCCTTCCTGGGTGTAGATCGACAGATTGTCGAAGCGGGTAATCAAGATCGCGTTGTCAGGGAAGAACGGCACACTGACGGCCGGCAGATTGCCGACGCGCTTTTGACTGACGATGACATCAGCGGCAAGCGTTTCGGTCGGCGATTGCTTGGTGTTGATGATCGGGAAATACTTGTCGCTCAACAGCTTGCGGCCGACGATAGCGACCAGGCCCGTGTCGCCGGCGTACCAGGGATCGAGCAATTCGGTCGCGTCCATGACAGCGGCGTCCAGGTTCACATAATCAGCGCCAGCAGCGGTGCCGATGATGACCTTGCCGGGCAGACCTTGCTTGACCAGGCCGAGCACGTTCTCTGGCGCGTCTTCGCGCAGATGTTGCAACCAGCCCTTATTCACGTCTTGCAGCAGAGGATTCGCTTCGATGTCCGTGTCAGCGGATACCTTGACGCCGTTGAATCCGATCATGATGCGGTCGAGTGCCTGGCGTTGCAGGATTGCTGTCGCGACGCGCTGCTGAAAATCAGGGAACTTTGCCCACGCATCCAGGCGCGCATATTTGATGTGCGTGTCAAAGTTCGTCTTCTCGCAGCGATATGTGCCGGAGCTCAAGCCGGAAACGTCACGGGTCTGACGTGTCTTGCCCGGCGTGTCGGTATTGGTGCGGCTGGCAGTCGGGCCGGATACACCGATGCCGATTTTTGCGCCTTCCTGGTCGGTCACTGGCAGGAGGTTAATCTTGCCCAGGAACTCCGACGACTCTTGCATTTTCGTGTCGAGCTTTTGTTGCACGGACGGATCGACCGAGAAAGTCGAGGCGACGTTTGTGGTGTCGTTCAGTTGGCCGATGCGGGCCGAGTATTGATCGACGGCGATGCGGGTGTGCTTCTTCATAGACGGGACTCCGAAGTGTAATTCGTTAATGTGGAAATTCGTGAAGGCGTGGCGGCTTAGAAATCCGTCTGCGCCGTGCCACCGCCGCCGGCGGCAGGCTGGCGGTGCGTGCTGTTCTTGTCGGTGAATTCGATCTTGCGGCGGAACTCTGCGGCCTCGGCCAGTTCGGCCGTGAACTTGGTTTCGAGCTCACCCAGGCGCTTGTCGATGCCGTCGCTGCGCTGGGCGACCTGGCCGAACTGCTCGGCCACGGCCGTTACCGCTTCGGAGACATCGGCGAAGCGTGCGTCGTCGTTGTCCGATTTTTTGGTCAGGCGGGAGAAGATGGATTTCACGGCGTCGGCCAGCTTTGTGCCGGCAGACGGCGCGCCGTCTTCGAACACCAGTTCGACTTCGACTGCGGCCGAGAACAGGTTCTCGGGCGACAATTTGCGATGCGCGAAGATGGATGCTTGCGGGTTCTGCGCCGAGAATGTCAGGGCTTCGGTGCCGAGGCTGGCAGGCGTGTCGGTCACGCCCAGGCCGACCAGATAGGCGCGGCCGGTGTCGGCAAATTTCGGATTGATTTCGATGCTGGTGTAAATCTTCTGGCGGGCCTTGTTCATGGCGACCATTTCAGGCGTCGGCTCGATCTGCGCGAACAGTGCCAGGCGCTTAGTGCCTTCGATTTCAACTTCTTCGGCCTTTACCGCAGTGACATCGCCGTATGCCTTGAATGGACCGTCGGGCATGATGCCGCGCAGATGTTCCAGCCAGACGCGAGCGCCATAAACGGCAGGGTTGAAGCTGTCGGCCATCTCTTGAATTTGGGTACGGTCAATCGTGCGGCCGTCGGTCGTTGCGCCTTCGGTAGCGACGCGAAAGAATTTGCTTTTGGTGGACATGTGTTTGCGCTCGTTGTCGGTTGATCGGATAACGCCATCGTCCGCCGATGCGCGATTCCGTTCAACGCCGAGAGGGTTGATAAAAGGCTTACTGGCTTCGCCGATTACCCGCTACGCGCGCGCGCCGCCTACGCTGGCGACATGTTAGAAATTTCCGAAAACACCACTGAAAAACTCGACGAGATGACCGAGCCGCGACGCAAGGCGCGCGGCCTGTACTTCCAGGGCTGGCGCGTGTCGTCGATTGCGCGTCACATGCGCGTGAAGCGTTCGACGGTCAATAGTTGGAAGCACCGCGACCGATGGGAAAAGGTGCCGGCGTCCGAGCGAATTGAACTCGCCATCGAAGCGCGCATGGTGCAGCTGATTGCGAAAGAAGTAAAGACCGGCAGCGATTACAAGGAGATTGATTTGCTCGGCCGACAGGTCGTGCAACTGGCGCGCGTGCGACGCTACGAGCAGCCAGGCGGCCACGAGGGCGACCTCAATCCGAACATCGCAAATCGCAACGCAGGACCAAAGAAGAAGCCAAGCCGCAACGAGTTCAGCGAGGATCAACAAAGCAAGCTGTTGGAAGCGTTCAACGACTCGCTGTTCGATTATCAAAAGGTATGGTTTCGCAATGCCGAGCAACGCACGCGGGCGATTCTCAAGTCGCGTCAGATTGGGGCTACCTGGTACTTTGCGCGCGAAGCCCTGGTCGATGCGATTCAGAGCGGGCGCAATCAGATTTTTCTGTCGGCATCGAAGTCGCAAGCACACGTCTTCAAGCAGTACATCATCCAATTCGCAAAGGAAGCGTGCGGCGTCGAACTTTCGGGCGACCCGATTGTGCTGCCGAACGGCGCGCATCTGTACTTCCTCGGCACGAACGCGCGCACAGCCCAGGGCTACCACGGCAACTTCTATTTCGACGAATTTTTCTGGACCCACAATTTCACGGAATTGAACAAGGTCGCGTCCGGCATGGCGATGCAGAAGATGTATCGCAAAACCTACTTCTCGACGCCATCGGCCACCACGCACGAGGCTTATGCGCTTTGGACGGGTGAGAGGTTCAACCGCCGCCGCGCCAAGGGCGACAAGATCAGTATCGACATCACGCACAAGCGTCTGTCGTCAGGCTTCACCGGTGAAGACAAAATTTGGCGGCAAATCGTCACGATTTTGGATGCGGAGAAGGGCGGTTGCAACCTGTTCGATATCGACGAGCTCCGCGACTTCGAATACACGCCTGACCAGTTTGAAAATCTGCTCATGTGTAACTTCATCGACGATTCTGCGTCGGTGTTTCCGCTGGCCGATTTGCAACGCTGCATGGTCGATTCCTGGGTGGCCTGGGACGACGTTAAGTTCCTCGCGCCGCGTCCGTTTGCGCATCGCCCCGTGTGGATCGGATACGACCCTTCTTTGACGGGCGACAGCGCCGGCTGCGCCGTCATCGCGCCGCCTTCGGTGCCGGGCGGCCCTATCCGCATTCTTGAGCGCCACCAATGGCGGAACATCGGCTTTGAGGCACAGGCCGCGCTCATCAAGACAATGACGAAGACCTACAACGTCGAATACATCGGCATCGACACGACCGGCATGGGCATCGGCGTTTTTCCGCTGGTGAAGCAATTCTTCCCCGCCGTGACCGCGATCAACTATTCGCCCGAAGTGAAAACGCGCATGGTCTTAAAAGCGCAGAACGTTATCTATAAAGGCCGCTTGCAGTTCGATGCTGGATGGACGGACATCGCGCAATCGTTCATGGCGATTCGAAAAACACTCACCCCCAGCGGCCGCGCCGTCACCTATGACGCCGGACGCTCAGAAGAAACCGGCCATGCAGACCTTGCATGGGCGGTGATGCATGCCCTCGATCACGAACCGTTCGAAGGCGGCACACAAACCAGTCAATCGTTTATGGAGATGTACGCATGAGAAAGAACAAGAAATACGGCGGCGCGCGGCCATTGGCAGACGTTTCGCCGGCGGCGACCACGGAACCCGCCGGCCGGGTCGAGGCGTTCACGTTTGGCGATCCCGTCTCGGTGCTGGACAGCAGAGAGATTTTCGATTGCTTCGAGTGCTGGCGCGTGGGCGACTGGTACGAGCCGCCGGTTGACCTGGGCGGCCTGGCAAAGTCGTTCACGGCCAGCGTTCACCACAGCAGCGCGATCCTATTCAAAGTGAACATTTTGACTTCGACCTTCAAGCCGTCGCCGATCTTGTCGCGCGAGGATTTTAAGCGCCTGGCGCTCGATCATCTGACGTTCGGCAACTGCTACGCCGAGGCACGGCGCAGCGCCACAAACCGCCTGCTGAGAATCAAGCCTTCGCTTGCGAAATACACACGGCGCGGCGTCGAGGATGGCCGCTACTTCTTCGTCACAAACGGGCAGGCGTCCTATGAGTTCGAGCCCGGCGCGGTCTGGCACATGATGGAGCCCGACGTTAATCAAGAACTGTACGGCGTGCCGCAGTATCTGAGCGCGCTGCAATCCGCGTGGCTCAATGAATCGGCGACGCTGTTTCGCCGGCGCTACTACAAGAACGGTTCGCATGCCGGCTTCATCATGTACATGACCGACACGGCCAACAGCCAGGAGGATGTAGACGGCCTGCGTCGCGCGCTGCGTGAGAGCAAAGGGCCGGGCAACTTCCGCAATTTGTTCATGTACGCACCGGGCGGCAAGAAAGACGGCATCCAGATTTTGCCGGTCTCCGAGATTGCCGCCAAGGACGAATTTTTCAACATCAAAGCCGCCACACGCGACGACGTGCTCGCGGCGCACCGCGTGCCGCCGCAACTGCTGGGCATCGTTCCCAGCAACTCGGGCGGCTTCGGTGCCATCGTGCCGGCGGCGAACGTCTTCGTCCGCCATGAGATTGCGCCGCTGCAAGCGCAGTTCGAAGCGATCAACGAATGGGCCGGTGAGCAAGTCATCAGCTTCGAACCTTACAACTTAACTACGGGGGAATAGACCATGAGCGACCACGCCGATATCGCTGACAACCGAATTTTTGCAACTGTTTCCGCCGGCCTGGCCGCCGTGCGCCGCCGTCCGGTTTTGCTGCCGGATTGCCATTGTCATTTTTGTGATGAGACGTTGCAGCCTGAGATTTTGTTTTGCGACGATGATTGCAGGGACGACTATGAGAAGGGGGAGGCTGCGAAAGTGCGGGCCGGATTGCGCAACTAGACTTTGTTCTGGTTTGAACAGGTAGAATTTGTCACGACTGTAGAGGGATAGATATGAAAGAATGGTTCGAATGGATTGAAAAGGCTGGCATTGAGAACATGAAATTACATCATGTCAGTGCAGATAATTTAGCCAAAGACGCGGCGACCACATTGACCGTGTTGTTGGCAGGAATGGGCGGAAGTTTTACTTATGCCGTCAAGGTATTCGACACGGGCACTTGGAATTGGCTCACTGTTGGAGCGACCGCACTGACACTGTGGTTCGCCATATTGGGCTTCTACCTGGTGATCAAGTGCCTGATGGCGACACCTATTCCTCAGATTTACAACGAACCCGCTAACCTCAGCGTGAGTGGTATTGATTTTGACGATGTTCGACGCCAGGAGCTCGATAATTTGCAGGCACGAATCAATGAGGCGGCTCGAAGGAACCGCCTCATTGCCAGGCAACTCAATGTTGTCCGCAGGCTGGCAGTATCCAGCCCTCTAATTTTTATTGGATCAGCTATTGTTTTTCGATGGTGGTGGTGACGGACGTTCGCTTTTGTCGTTATGACGCTCAGGGCTTCGGTAAACAGGTTGTGGCTGAGGCACAACTGGCTTGTTATCAGAGGACATAGATTGATTATGTGTTGTTATCTGCGTTAACTATAGCAAACTTCGCTGTTGTGACTTATATGCCCCAGCTGTATTTCGCTTAT